TTTGATGCTAAAGCAGAAGCATGGAGTCTTCAAACATCTTTTGACGGATTCAAACTCTCATGCAGCACAGGAACATTTACCGGAACTGTCCGACTCTACGGAATAGCGAACTCATAAAATGACAAAAACAGAAATGATGGCAAAAATTAGAAAAGACAATCCAAAGGCATTTCACAATGTCAATGGTGAGCAAATTGAAATCACAGGTGCAGAATACGAAGCTTTGATTTCACAATGGGCAGAAGCTGCATTGGCTAAAGAAGCTGAGGACGCTGTTCAGGCAGCTGCCAAAGCATCTGCAGAAGCAAAACTGGCTGCACTTGGTCTAACTACTGCCGATTTGAAAGCTATCGGACTCTAAATGACATATCCATTGGGTACGGCCGCACAATTGATTGAAGTCGCTTCGAAAGAAATTGGCACAATCGAAGAAGGCGAAAATCTCACAAAATATGGCAAATTTACAAAAGCCGACGGATTGCCGTGGTGTGGTTCATTTGTCAATTGGTGTGCACATGAAGCCGGAGTCAAGATTCATTCTGTCGTTGGCACTGCAATAGGCGCACACAAATTCAAAGAAATCAATCGTTGGTCAAATATGCCGCAGCTTGGTTATTTGGCTTTCATGGATTTTCCTCATGACGGCATCGATCGGATTAGCCATGTGGGCATTGTGGTCGGATTGCTTCCAGATAACGAAGTGTTATTAATCGAAGGCAATACTTCCGGTACTGGAAATCAACGCAACGGTGGAATGGTTATGGTGAAAGTCCGCAGTTATGCACAAGGAAAAGAAGTGCTCGGATTCGGTATTCCGAAATTCGTTCCATATAAAGGCGAGTATCCACTCGTTGCAATTCCAACATCGGGAGCTAAACCGAAGAAGGAGAAGAAGACATGGAGCAAGTAAAAAAAGCAGCCGCCTCATGGGGGCGTTCATTCATTGCCGCTTCATTGGCGATGTACATGGCCGGAGAGCATGACCCTAAGAAGCTAGGAATGGCCGGCCTTGCTGCTGTGCTTCCAGTGTTATTGCGTTGGCTCAATCCTAAAGACGTAGCTTTCGGGTTACAGGGGAAGTGACTCGGAAACTGCTCGCGGCAGTGTTGGCTTGGGCACTTGCGCTAACACTGTCCGCGTGTGGTTATCAGGGTTGGACACGTTATGAATGCCAAGATTTCGAAAACTGGCAAAAGCCGGAATGCCAAGAGCCAGAATGTATCCCAACTGGAACGTGCACTGGAGATGTCATTGGCGATGTATCAAAGCCGTCCAAGCCGTAGGCGTTCACCCGAAGAAGTCCATGCGCAGCTAATTCTTATCATTGGTGCGACTTTGGCATTTGTCTTTCTTATCGTGACGTTGGGAATCACTTATGCATTGATATTTGTGACTCAGCCAATCAATAAACAAGCTCCAAATGATGCAGCTTTCATCGATCTGTTAAAGACTTTGGCAATCTTTCTGACGGGTTCACTTGGTGGGGTCTTGGCTGGAAATGGATTGAAGAGCAAGCCAAAATCCACTAACGACACGCCGCAACCCACGCAGGATTCTTGACTATGTCAGATGCTCCCGTCACTCTTTACACAGGGAGCTCGAACGCAGCTCTCTGAATCGGGAGCAAAATTATGGTACTTGACTTATTAGACCCGCAGACTATTTGGGCATTGCTGCTCATTGGAATTCTCTGCATCATGGCCGCAGCATTTGGATATTCTGTCGGTTACAAAGAAGGCCACAAAGATGGTTACAACCGTGGCAAGGCGATAAAGAATCACGTCTCAGCTAAGGCGGTTAAGTAATGGGATTCTTGGATAACTACGAGGCAGCTCGCGAAAGAATTGAACGCTGGCATCGCACATTCCCACAAGGCCGAATCGAAACTTCAATCATCGATTTCAATGCTGAAAAGGGTTACATCTTGGTCGAAGCTCGCGGATACCGACATGCAGAAGACACACTTCCAGCCGGCATCGACTTCGCCTATGGGTATCAAGGAGCTTACGTCCAAAACATGAAGCGATGGTTCGTCGAAGACACCACCACGTCTGCAATTATGCGCGTCATGCAGCTCATCATGGGCGGAGCCGAACGCACTACAAAGGAAGTCATGGAGCAAGTCGAGAAGCTACCAACAAAAGTAGCTAATGCCGAGCAAGATTATGACTATTGGACGACAAAATTCGGAGACGTTCCAAGCTTCAAAACTCGGGAAGAAGCAGAGGAGTCCGGTCTTCCAACAGTTGCAAAAGCGATCGATGAAATTAAGGAAAAACTTGGCGGTCAATTAATGCCAGAAGCTCCGCAATGCCCACATGGGCATCGTATTTTTAAGACCGGAGAAGCCAAGACCGGCAAGTCTTGGGGCGGGTGGTTCTGTGTTGAGAAGAAGCCCAAGCAATGTGACCCGCTTTGGTACGTTCTGACATCTAGCGGACAATGGGCTCCACAAGTATGAGCGATTATGTAGAAATAATCAATCCGCGAACAATGACATGCAAGCTTATGGAGAATGGGCAAATCATTGCCGAGTACAAAGTTGAGCAATGTGACAAATGTTCCATGTTGACTAAATTCGACGAATTTGGTTATCAAAAAGGCTATGACCGGACTGACAAGATTCTTTGGTTCTGTGCGGGTTGCCGTTGAAAATCAAACTGAGCAGAGAGCAAGAATTGACGTGTTTAGTAGCTGCTATTGAGGATTACATACGCGAAGGCTATGAGCCAGACCATGAATCCAGACATCAAAGAGATTTGACATTCTTTGAATTCATTTCTCAAACAGCGAGTGCATTCTGCGCAGAAATGGCAGTGGCACAAGCTACGGGAGTGGCATACAAACCCGGCAACAATCGAGGCAAGCATCGTCCAGATGTAGAGCCAAACATTGAAGTCAAACACTCAGAGAATTCAGCCAGCGGACTATGGATTCAGCAATCGGATAGGCCGGATTGGATTGGGGTGCTTGTGACTGGAAAGCCTCCGGTTATGCGTTTAGTGGGTTGGATTCCAATTGCAATGGCTAAACGGCCACGATATTTCAATGCTAAACAAAACAATTGGAATGTGACGCAGCCAAACTTACAGCCGATGGAAAATTACAAAAGGAGCCAATATGGAGAAGTTGCAATTTGATTGTCGAATCTGTAAAAAGAAGACGGTTCAATTGATTCGCATTGTCACGAATAATCTTCCAAGTGGTGTCAAAGTCTTAGAATGTACGGTCTGCTCAGCGATGGGCGTTGCGTTAGTGGGCGAAGATGCCACAATATGAATTCATCTGCACAATGTGTGAACGCACCGAAATAGTTACGCGATCGATTGAAGATAAGCTCTCAAGAGAGCCTTATTGTCCACAATGCACAATCCCAATGAAGCGATTATTTACAGCTACTCCGGCCATATTCAAGGGTCAAGGGTGGGGTGGTAAGCCGTGAAGTTATCCACAGACAATATCAACAGGGTGTTGAACACGCCCAACAGTACGCTCAGACTTGACCGGTATTTGACTAAATGGATACGCTCCATACTCGCTGGCGAGCCGCTGAGGCGGATAGCTCGCAGGCGCAGTCTGGTGCTATTGGGTGTGCTCTGTATTGTGGGCACAACACCAGCGGAAGCAATGACAAACACTGACTACTTAAAGCTATATGCACATTCAAGGATTGTTGACTACAAACAATTTCAATGTCTCAATCAACTTATTACCAAAGAATCGAATTGGCGTATCAATGCGATTAATGGTTCACATTACGGGTTAGGACAAATGCGTAATAAGAGCTATAGAAATCTAGATGGGTACAGACAGATCGATTGGACTATCAGATACATCAAGCATCGATATGGTTCTATGTGTAATGCTTATACACATTGGCAGAAGAAGGGTTGGCATTGAATGACTCTGCATTCACAACGCAAGAGCAACAGTTCCATCTGGAAGAAGATACGGTTGAGAGTCTTGCAACGAGATGGCTATCAATGCTATTGGTGCGGACAAGAGGCGAACACATGCGACCACGTCATACCGGTGGCAAGAGGAGGCACTGACGACATGGAAAATCTTGTAGCTGCATGCAAGCGATGTAATTTCTCGCGCCAAGACCGCTTACCGGAGGAGATGGGCGTTGTGAAGAAGAAGGGGGGTGGCGTTTTTTTATTTAACGAATCCAC